CAATTATTGATTCAATTATAAATAAAGAGTAGGCATTTTCGATGTCTTTGGTAATGGGCAATGTATTCCAAGAGCTTTTGCAAAGATATAATTTGCCATTTCTTATTTTTTCTTTTCTTTTCACAAAATATATTGTTGATGGTTCACACCCAGCCGCCATCATTTTTATGAAAAAAATTTAATCCAATATTTGGGTATCTTGCCCGGAAAAGTTTCAGTGTTGCTTCTAGTGCAGTTGCGCCAAAACAAGAGTAGCCATTTGATTTAGCGACGAATCGATTTTTCAATTCCCCATCACATCCAACGTATTCAACGGATAGATCGCCTTCTTTATTTAAGATTTCAACTGCTTTGTATACTGCATCAATATTTAACATAAATACTCGTGACATCTAAATAGTATATTATGCAAAATGCAGTTCCTTGATTGTAACAGCTACCCAACCTATAATGCCAGTTTTTGTCAAAATACGGCAAGAAAAATAACGATCATCACTAATAACTTCTGACAGACCCAATAGTAAAAAAGGTTCAAGTTCACTTAAACTACCAATAATCTCATAATCTCCTACAGTCATGCTTTTGAATATGTTCAATGAATGATGGTTTAAAAAATATAATTTTCCTAAAATTAGGTCGCAGACCTTGAGCGTATTTTTATTATTTTGCATAAGATTTAGAATTCACCAAAGTAATAATCAATTGGTGTCTCGTCTTTCCCTAGAGACAAACTAGCTTTGAAAACTGGTTTAATTTCGACATCAACTAAATAATATAGCGTATTTGCATAATGGTTATTCGATTCTTTGACTGCAATCTTAATCGTGCTAAATTTTTTATTTTTAAAATCCGCATGGAACTCAGCAAATTTTTCTGCTGCTTCTCTTGCATTATTTGCGACCAATGATTGGGAAAGCTTTTCATTTGCTTCTGCGTCAGAATGGACCCAGCATTTGTAAGATATTGAATTTTTATTCATGTTCTGAGCCTATACTATTTGATTAGCGTAGTCAAGCTATTGGATTATGTGGAATATGACTTATATCAACAATTAGAATTCTCTCGGCATCTTTAATAAGATCACCTTTTTTCTTAATATATTCTTCCGCCATTACTCGATTATCAAATATAGCAACCAGGGTTTGTATTGAAACGTTTGAGTGAAAAACTTTGTATAATTTAACCATTTGATATAATGATTATTCTGTTTCTTTATTTACTAGTAAAGAGTAATTTGCCCACATGGGAATATTTCTAATTACTTTATCGGAACAGAGCATGTCGAATGTTTTATTTTTATGAACTTCAATGATCATTCCATAATCATCGTTTATTATATTATAACTGTATGGACTAACCCTATAGCAGAATGTTCTATGTAGTTTATAAATTTTCCCTATTTGCGGTTTCTTTTTTGTGTTTTGGGCAAAACTAAAGTTTGCATCTTCCAGATCAGATCCATTAAAATCACAATTCATTAAATTTGCACGTTTTAAATTTACCGAAAACATTCTTGAATTAGATTTAGATTCTGTTAAATCCGAATAGGATAAATCTGTACGAAATAGATTACAGTTTATAAATTGTGTTTTTTTTAAACTTGCGCTCTTAAAAGAAGAGAATGATAAATTTACATTTTCAAACACTGATCCTTCTAGATTGCAGTTATTAAAATTTGCACGGCACAGAACTACATCTTTGAATTTTTTACCAGCAAGATTAAAACTGGATAAGTCAAGGTTTGACATTGATTTATTTAGCCTTGTTTCTAACTCTTCATCGGTAATTGTTTTATAGTTCATATTTTTTGATTATTATCTTAGATTGCTCGAAAAAGATATGTCCAACGATTCCTGTGTTGGTTAAAATTTTTATGCAGCACCAATCATCAGAAATAATTTTGTCGTTTGCTATTTTTGATTCCTTTAAAAATAAAAAATATTGGTGCAACTCTAAATCACCAACTCTTTTGTAACCAGAGCTTGATTCAAATATTGATATTACTTGTGCATGTATGGTTTGCCAAGGAAGAAAAGATATCTTATATAATTTTCCAATTTCTAGCTTAATCATTTTTATTAATCATGTGAATATGAATTTTGATTCCTTGTTTTTTAGCTGTTTCAATCATGTTTTTGCTACCTTTGCTATTTCCATCCCATATGCATATAAGTGCATCGGCATTTTCAGCCATTTCTTGATTTCTTATAGGGCCAGCGGATTTTCCATGACGATTCCAATCTGGATAATACCTTTTGATTGGGATCTTATTTTCCTCTGCCCATCGTTCTCCCCAGTAGTCTGCTCCACGTGCTGTTCCTGACACCACAAGGCTTATCTGTGCCATCCAAGGGCATGAGTTGATACCAGCAAGGGTATCACTTTCAAACGCCTCTCTTGAGCCTGCAATTATAGTTCTCATTATTTTAACCTATTTTTCTTATAATAATTGCTTGTGGTAATTCTTTTTCAATCATATCAAAAACGACTTCCCAGTCACCACCAGCAAGACCGCATCCTATTTTTTCTGGAATATAGATTTGTCCTTTAAACTTATCGGCAATCTTCTTAAATCCTTGCTTAAGAGCATCATAATTTGTGTGCAGCCCACTCCGTCCATAAGTTGCCTGGGCAGCAATGTTTGCTACAGTTAGTTCACCTGTAACTTTTACTGCCTGCACATCTCCCAATGTCCATAAATTTGATTTATATCTTTTGTTGTAACATTCAAATACGATTGGATACTTATCTCTTATTTGCTTTGCAAGACCAGCATTAAAAACACCACAGATATTGACTTGGTGACATATCAAACCTTCATCGATATCCAGCAAGTCTCCTTCTATTGTTTTCATGAATTTAATCTTTGTAATAACTTGATAATATCAACCGCTTTATCTTTTGTAATTATTGTTTCTTCAAAATGACCAAATTTTGAGGTGTGGCCGAATATATATTTCAACCCATGCATTAAGCGCTTAATAAAACGATCTTTTTTTAAGAAAAGATGAATATAGATACGGTTTTCAGATGGATCATGTTCTCTACAATACGAGAACCGTATCACGTGCTCAAGTGAGTTACATTCGCACTCTACGTAAACGGTTTCTGGATACGGAACATATCCTGTGTTATCAATTTCCACGGGATCATATCTTAATTCATCCATTAATATTCTCCTGTTCAAATTCTTTTAAAGAAAAAATTCTTCTTCTGCCACAGGAAGAACAGATGACGGGAGCAAAATTACCTCTGCTATCATCATTATAGTAATCCCATTCATAATCTAAAACATAGCCTTCTTTAAGGCTAAATATTGCAATACTTCTTAATAAGAAGTATTAACGCTCTAGAATCGTATCAGTTAGATCGGCATGAAAAAAAATAGCATTTTGGATATTGGCACCAATAAAATTGGCACCTTTTAGGTGGGCATGAGAAAAATCTGCCCCATGTAAATTTGCATTATAGAAATTTGCTCCAGTCAGATCCTTGCCACGCATATCTGCTTTGATCAGGCAAGCGCCAGAAAAATCTTTATCTTTAAAACGATGTTCCATATAATTTCTCCTTGATACGGGTAGCTAACTGCTATCCACTTATAGCTTATACCATAACACAGACCGAAAAACATTTCAAGCTCTTTTTGTTTTTATGCTTCTTTGATAAAACATATATCAGTGGAAACCCAACCTATTATCCCTTCTTTAGATAAAACTTTCACATCAATATATTTTTTATTACCTGTCGGTGGTAATAACTCTAAAACAATAAAATGATCATCATCATCAATAACGCAAATTATTTCACTATTGTCCGATATATCTTCAGCAAACCATGATGGCTGTGTGTTCCAAATGTGTAGCTTACAAGCAGTAGTAGGCTGATATAATCCACCGATTTTAATTTGTGATCTTTTCATGATTATAATAACAAATAATTTAATCAAATTTCACTTTAAAAATAAAGATAATATTTACTAAACATAACATGAGCAATATAAAAAATTTAAAATCAATCATTAAATTCACCGTAATGGAAGCGGTAAAATATAAAAAAGAAATTGGAGAAAACTTACCAAGATGGAAAGAGGAGTTGAATGATTATGAATCAAAAAAAGAATATTTCATTCATTTTAGTCATGTTCCTAGAATGGCTCTGTATGTAATAAATAAATTTGACACACCTATAGGTTTTTATGCTTATCCATTAGTTTTTTCTAAAATGAGAGATTTTGCAATTGAAAGACCATATGCAGTAATCATAAAACCAAAACCAGAAGCTCGAATACTAAATCTTAAAACATACACTGAAGATCAATATTATGATGATCTGAATAAACTTAAAAGTAAATATAAATTAGATGATGAAGAAATAGAAGATTGGGAAATGGATGCCAGAGTACAATCTCCATCTGGGTTTATCTGGAACGTGACCAGACGAATTTCTTTAGAACCATCATTGGCATTAATCACTGAAGCATACAATATACCTGAACCATCTGATGCCAATGAACAGCCAAGAACAAAAAAACTATTATCTCCAGAAGAGCAACAGAAAAGAGACAAATATGTCAGCAAAGTTCTTGCTTCCTATCGACCAATAGAGCCAGATGCTAGAGGCGGTGGACAAACTGGTAAGTGGTCCGTAATTCTTAATAAAATCTTAGGATACGATGGAGTAATAGATGATTGCCTTAAGATTATTCATACATCTGAACCATGTCAAGCTGTGTTTTTTAATACTACGGCGGTAGATCTAATAAAAATAATACAAAAACCCGTTAACACGGATACCGTATCTAGTTTAAAAATTAGTTACAATAATACAAAAATTATTAATAAAAATTTCAGTGGTAAAATTCTATCTAACATAGAATTCAATTATTCAAAATTTATAGAAACAAATTTCTCAAATGCTACATTAAACTACTGTGCTATGAGTTCAGTAAAAATTATTGATTCAAATTTTCAATCTGCTCAGCTTAAAGATACCTCACTTGGCAATGCCGAAATAAATAGTAGCAACTTCGAAAATGCAAACTTTACTTCTGCCTATCTCTATGGAGCTAGTTTTGATAATGTAAATTTAAAAAACACAAATTTCTCTGATGCAAATTTAGGCAGTGCAAAATTCTATAACTGTGACCTAGAAGGAACATATTTAGGCAGAATTGTTAACGCATCAAATATCATAGATTTCAAAAATGTAAACCTTAAAAATGCTAACCTTAAAAATGTAAAATTTGATGGCGCAAATATGGAAAATACAAATTTCCAAGGAGCCATTCTAGAAGGTGCATTTTTTTGGAATGGTAATTTTAAAAACTCTAACTTCACAAGCGCAGATATGAAAAATACAATAGTATCAAAAGCTAATTTTAAAGACGCAAACTTTTCAGACGCTGATCTCAGTGTAATAATTTTCAATAATACAATTTTAGAAAATGCCAATCTAACAAATGCCAATCTAGAACATTGTTATTTTAAAAATGCTAACCTAAAAGGAGCAAATCTAAAGGATGCAAAATTTAGAGAAACAATCTATAATAGAAATACAATATTTCCAGATGGATTCGACCCAGAAAAATTCGGGCTGCTAAAAGCAGAAGAACAGTGATTCAACTACTTCACTTCTCTTAAGTAAAAACCTTCCGCACAAATATTGCATTGACTAAAACTTAACCATCCCTGGCCTTCTGCCGCTAAAATATGAAAAACTGGGTCTAGTGGACCCTTGTAGTCATCAACATAATGGATACCAATTGCTGTTGTGGTGGCTTCTATAAGCATAAAAATTCCATCTGGGGCAAGAGATAATATCTTTATGCCTTCAAATATTTCACAATTAATATTTTGATATTCCATGACGACTCCAATGTTATCATCCCATACTTCTGTTTGCTTTGAAGTGTGACTTCGGCGTAAAAGCTGATAAAGCTTCCCAGGCTTTACTGACTTATGGCAATTGTTGTGTAAATTAATATGTATATCGTTTGCCGTTACAGTTATGGTCATATATTTACTCTTGAGGATATTATGGATTCTATAACAAAACAACTTAAAAGCATCATAAAAGAAGCAATTTTAGCCGAGATATCTATTAAAAATTTTGATGAGCTACATCGGGAAATCGATAACAAACGCAACCAGATGGATGATGTTCAGGAACAACAACTATTGAGTTTGTTATCAATTGCTATAAGCGAATTTGACCGTAAAAATAATCTGCTAAATAGCAAAATTAATCAAGCAGAAGATTCTTCCCGGTCTTAACAGTTCTCTCTACTTTAACTGCTTCAACTTCTGTGGCAGAATTTAAATCAATACTGGCAATGGTTTTATGATTATCATCTCCATTTCCCATAATAAATGCTGCATCCATTAAACCCGTAAGATATACTTGAACTTCTGGATTGTTAATTACTTTCTCTCTAAATGCAGATTTATTAAAAGTTATGTCATGGACTACTTCACCCGTACTGTTATCACTTACTGTGAAATATTTCCATGCCCCTCCACCATGGACTTTAACCTTCATACCATTTACAATTACAGTGTCTTTGCATTTTTCGCAATATTCACGTAACTCGTCAAAAATCTGTTCATCTTCACGAATACCTTTGCCGAAATGGATTTCAAAACTTACTTCTCTCCATGGGCGTGCAACCTTGTTCTTGATAGTCTTGCATGTCACGTTGATGCCAACAACAGCTTCTTTGCCGTTAATTGTCTGTTTAATTTGCTGTCCACCGGTAAGTTTGATGCGTGTAGAAGCGTGATAAGGGATTGCCATGCCTCCAGGAGTCGTGGTCGGGTCTGAAAACATGACCCCGATCTTAACTCTCTGCTGATTTAACAGCAATAAACACACATTTTTGTCTCCAATCACATGTGTAATCTTGCGGAAACCTTTCGACAATACACGAGCAGCAAGCCCAATGGTGTTTTGGTCGTAATCACCCTCAATCTCTGCTTTTGGAGCAGAAGCCGCTACCGAATCCCAAATAATAGTAACCGGCACATCTGCTTTAAGATTTCTTGCTTTTTCAATCGTGCTTTCAATGACCTTAAAAATTTCCTCAATACAGGTTTCTTGGATAAAAACAAATTTTTTGCGAATATCGATCCCAATAGTTTCAAGGTTTTCAACTGAAGTAGCATTCTCTGTATCAATATACACAACAATACCACCCATATGCTGGGTCGATTTGGCGATCTCATATGCTATATGTGATTTTCCAGAATTGTGATGAACTAAGAAATCATATCCAAGAAATAGATTATCAGAATCTACTGCAAAGCCATAATATTCATCCACCCCAACAGCTTCAATGTTAAATCCAACAAGAGAAAGATTTTTCTTTATATTTCTTACTTTTTGTTGTTTTCTGCTGAGCCGACTTGGAATTTCAATTTTATTATTAAACATGTAAAGACGATAATATAATTGATCAGCAACAAATTTATCTGATATTGTTACAGAAAAACCAAGACTTCTTGCAACGAATGCCACATCTTCACTTAGCTGCAATGATTTAGTTGAATATTCATAACTGCCATTTACATCTCTATATCCATCAGTATCAATTAAACCAGCTAGAAGTTCCAATCTGTTTTCTTTTGAACTAGTCTGGTAGTTTTTTGGAATAAATTTATCACCACTTTTCTTACCAAGCAAACCAATGCTTTCAAGTTTTTGCTGGAGGATATTATGGCTTAGTCTATTTTTATTAACATAAAGACCAATTGCTTTGGTTTTAGCTTTATTGTATAAAGCTACGGAATGCCCTAAATCTAGGATGTATGACGTAAATTCTGAAACAATTGGATTATCTGCCGTTGTTAATTCTATTCTTTGTTTTGAAAGAGAACCGTCACCGATCAAAAGCCCAAGAATATATGGCGGAATATCTAAAGTAGATTTTTTATCTTTATTAAATTCAATTAAGTTTGAACGATAAAGCTTATAGTTCTTCTTAAAAGAACGTGATGAATTTACATATTCTTTAACTGTAACGTTAACAACTTCTCCGTTACGCTTTTCTAGTTTCTTTTTGGTTGCTGCTCTCTTTAAAGTAAGAATATGATTTTGATTTACAGTAAATGGATTTGCACCAGTAAATGGAGTAATACGATACATTTCATCTTTGCCAGAATGCACCTCCAGAACTTTTCGGGGCTTACTGTCTGGTCCCATTAGAACTGTTTTAGTGGTTACTTCTTCTACTTTAATTGGATTGCCATCATATTTCAAAACCAAAGTACCTTTGGCATGACATGAAGCAGGGCCTTGAATTTCAATAATTCTACCCTCTGCAAGACCTCCGTTTGGACGATTTGAGACAATGTAATCTAGTTGTTTTGATCCGGTTGAGATCCAGCGTTTTATGTTTGTTGGCGCATCATCTGTACCAAGATTGAAAGCAATACGATTGCCAGCTTCTTTATTGATTTGCTTGATTAATTCAGCCGAGAAATCAATGTCCTCATTGTTTGCATTGGCCAATTCTTCATCTGATAATAGTGGTGGTTTTTTTGTTTTTGGTGGTGCCATGTGTTTTATCTCCTAAAAACATATTAGGAGATATGGTTATTGATGTCAATTGATTATCAACGAATTATAATATTTAATTGAATTAATATATTTTTAATTATAAGAAATACAAAAAGAAAGGGACACCATTTTAGATGTCCCTTTCAATCCCCCCCCCATCAATTTAAAATTTTGATACTATTATCAGAACATGCCGCTGAAGGCGTCGTCCAGTTTATCTTCTGCTGCACTAGCTTTCGCTTTACCGACAACAGCTTCAGTATGATCTGTGCCAGATTCAGTTGGTTTTGTAGTATTAGTAAGTGTTGCTACAAAGTTCTCTAGAAGTTCTACAAGCTCTTCTGGAGCCTTGCATTGACGTTTGAACGTCTCTTCTAGATTCGGAATGGCTTCCACCCATGCCTTTGCTTGTGCTTTATCCTTTGATAGAGGAGATGGCTTTTTGCGTGCCTGGAGATTGATTGCTTTAACTGGCAAACCATTGAAAGTTCGTGGTTTACCATTTTCAATAACAGGCGTTACTGCACACGTAAAATCATATCCTACTTCTGGTGAAAACATATCCTCGTCAATATTGTCTTTATTTGACAGGATGCTATAAACCATATCACGTGTTTCTTTGCTAAATTCCCAGACTTGTGGGCCTTTTGCTTCTTCGCCACGAACGATTACAACGCCATAATAGCGTTCCTTTGGACGAAGATGCTTGGCAATAGCCCAGCCTCCTGGGTGCTTTTTACTATTTCGCAATTCATCAAATTGCTCCTTGATTGGATCAGGAAGTCCAAAAGCATAAGGTGCTACAAAACGTCGTTCAGATAGCTCCCTTTTGTCATAAAAGAGTACTTCTTGAAAGGGTTCACCTGTTGATGATTGGATTGGCAAAAATCGTAGATCATGCTCACCGACTGTTGGCTTCCAGTATGCTTGTTTTGGTTTATCGCTTGTGGTTGTTTTGGCGGCTGTTTTGTCGCCTTTGGTTAGAGCGGAACGGATTGCGTCAATATTATATGCCATGATGTTTTTTTCCTTTTTTCTTACCACTATTTTGTTTAGTATTCAATATACTCTATTGGGGTGGTCTACCTAATAAGTATAGTACAAAAAGAGATTATTGTATGGGATTTACCTTGGTTTTACCTTTACCCATCAAACAAGCAGATTTAATTGCTTGTTGCAAAATAACTGTTAACCAAGGCTCTCCTTGCGTTGGCAACTCTTCTTGCCGGTGTTTATTACCAATCGCAGATATACTGTACCATTCATCCAGATCTAAGTCAACTGATTGTTTAGAAAGCCACCAAAGACTAATTTGAGATACAGGTACGTGTTGAAGTTTGTCGGTAATTACATAAAGTTGGCCTAGAGTTTCACGATGCCATTTAGAAGTGTTTTCAATATAATAATCTTTGGTTTCTGTGCCGATTTTTCCAATATCATGAAACAAAGAACAAAGAATTAGGCTAGGAGTAGAAATGGTTTCTGTTTGATTGTAAACCTGACGTAGCTTTGCTGCGTTTTGTAGCACACGCAATGAATGCTCGACTAAGCCTCCAACATGACAACAGTTATAATCAACTTTAGAGGATGCTGGCGAAAGCATAATACGCTCTGCGTTTGCATCAATAAATTCTAATAGTTTTCCGGCCTTTGGACCAAGTTTTGATGTTTGTGTTTTAAATAATTCAAAATTTTTGATAACTGTTTGTTCTGGTGTCATTTTGTTTCTTTCAGTAGGTTGTTTAAATGTTCTAAATTGGTAGTCATTTTAGATAAATGATTTTTAAGTTTTTCTATTTCCGAAGTTAGAATAGAGCTTTCATTGTTGATGGTTTTTAAACATCTGAGATACAAGTTCTCAATTGCTTCTTCTTCTGTATTTCCTCTTCCGTGCTCAATATCATTGAGATGCTCATTTTGGCAATCGTGCTTTTCAATTGCGAGTTGGGCAAAAGCACGATATTTTCCAAGTCTTTCTGCCAAATAATCTGAGTGAATTACGGAAACATTCGTACATTTCCCGTCCCCATATTCAGATGCTAGAAGCTTAATTTTATCTATGGTGTTCATGTGAGTGCGAATTCCTTATCAATCGACATATAGAATTTAGTATCTGCTAGATCCTTTATATCTGTAGATCCAACCTTACATAATGCATTTAACATTGTAAAAGCATTTTCGTTTACGTCTAAAATAATGGCATCATGTAAAATAAACAATGGAATGATATCTGAAAGACGATCCATGTCTTTGATGAATTGTAGGATATTTAAAAATCCTTGCAAAGATATATCCACAGCGGTTGATTGAATATAATGGTTTATCAAAGTATGAGTATTTTCTGTTTTCACTCTTCTGCCATAGAAATTAGTGATATATCTTTGACCGCTAGAGATCCATTCCGAATATAGTTTTTGTTTTAGCTTTTCAATACCGAAATAATTTCTGATTTCATTAACTACCCATGCTACGTCTTGCACATCGGGTAGTTTTTCTTTAATGGAATCTAATCCAGCGCCATACAATTCAGATAACACAACTTTTTTAACGGTAGTTCTGTTGATATTATTGATATCTTTAAAGAGATTATCCTTAATATTTGAATATACATCCTTCTCTATTGGTTGTCCTCCACAAGCAGCTAAAAGAGTTCGTGGCTCTAGAGAGCTATAATCTAATGAGATTATTTTCCCTTTGGTTCCCCAGCGGGATTCCATTAAACCTCGGTATATTTTGGGGAGAAGCAATAGTCGTGGACCAGAGATTGTTTTTAGTCTACCGGTTAGAGTGGATAGCCGATCATATTCTACGGGTCTGGCATAACCTTCTTCATTGGGTGCAAAGCTTTCGGTATGGCTGGTTGTATCCAATTGAATATACTGGTTATATTTTTCTGTGTTTATTTTTGCTGGCTGCAAGAAATCAAACACTTGGTTTGTTGGTTCATAGATTTGGTGAACATAACTGAGATCCAAGTTTTGTAGTTCTGCGGCATACGCTTCTTGATCCTTTTTAATCGCTCTATAAGCCTTCTCAGGAACCGCTAGTTCCCATGGAACGGCATTGCCTTGGAGCCTTGCTGAGAGCCCTTTAAAAGCCTTCTGGTGCGTCTCTGGAGCGAGTCGGGGAGAAGGTAAAAGATATAGTTGAGAAATGATATTACTTTCCATATAGGATGTACTATACAGCAATCCTTATCAAAAGCAATCAGATAAAATTATCTTCCAGATGGCTGCTGTGAAGTCGTTGAATTAGGTGCAGAGGTGGCGTGAGAATTTGCATCACTTAAGTAACCAGCTGCTGAATTAATTTGAGAAATCATGTTACGATATTGACCAAAAGCATCATTGGGAGTAAGTTTAATTGTGGTCTCATAGTTACCAGCCTCTATTTTATGAGATAAACCCGTTACATAATAAATGTTATCTGCTGTAGTATTTGTATTAAAATCAACAAATATTTCCTGCGAGTAACGAATAAATGGGCATCCCAAAGTTGTAATAGATAATTCGCATGGATAGACACTCAACGGTACGCCACCAGCTTGTTCGCCGTTTGCTGCGACTGGATCACCGTTAAGGCTTCTTAACATATTAATCGATGCAAGCTGTGCATTTTGCTGTGTCGATAAATTTGCAGATTTAACTGTTGAATACATGGACCCATAAATAATATGCGGCACATACTGCATAACCATTTCCTTTAATCTCTTTGGTCCACCTGTAAACCTAAATTGTGGATTTTGTGGTATGTTTGATATTTGTTGATTAATATTATTTAATAAATTTCTAGCGGCCTCATTGACAGGCACGATCATTCCAATATCATTTGCATGATCTAAAATAGTTCGATAAGAGCTTCTCCATGCACTCATCAATGGATGTGGATCTACTGTTGCTGGTGCTGGATTTCTATTTTGCCTATGACCATGATGATGATGTCTAGCGTTTGCTTGTGTTGAATTACTTTCCGCAGCATTTGCTTGTTCTTGCGCCTCTGCGGATTCTTGATTTGCGGGAAACGACGAAAGCGTTGACATGAGATTTTCTGTTGATAAAGATAATAGTTCTCTTAAAGGTGCTGTAGATGAACAAGCTTTATCATAAATGTGTAGTTTTAATATAGTTTTTTTTTCGTCATAAGCATAAGGAACAGCTTCAATGTCTAATGTTATCTGTGGCATCTGGAAATCTGGCGAATGTCCAATGTTATTACTTTCCATAACATTTCTCATTCTAAGATTAAAATTATCTTGTCTAACTTCTTCATTGCGTCCACTCGTAGCAATTTCTAATTCTCTACTTTCACTATTATATCTATATAAATCACTTATGCCGTAGGCTGGATTCATAGAGTCATCGACCATTTTATTAGCTAGAAAGTTGACAAATTCTATTACCGACATGTTTACTGATCTATTTAAATTCTCTAATCTTAATCGTGAATATTCACGTGCAAAAAAATCTATCATTATTGGAAATTGACTTATATTGCAGTGACTCATCCTGCTAGCTTTATTGTTGAAATTATAAAAATAAACTTGCACTTCTTCAAATTTATCTTGTGCTGTTGATGTGTCTTGTATCATTGCTAACGGTTTAGCCACAAATGCTGTAAATAAAGTTCCTAACGATACAACTTTTCTTCTATTGTTACCAAGATTATGATTTAATTCCGCAACATCTAATAATTGATTGTTCTCGTTTGTTTCTGCTCCACGTCTAATTGGAGGATCTCTTCTTGTTAATACGTTTGCATTGCTTTTAAAATAATTTTTTTGATTTTCAGGCATATTATTGAAAAATATATCTGCATCAAAATCATTCATATTAGTAGGATCTGTTTTATTTATATTTCTTAGAGATTCATAAATATCTCTATTGACCGATGACTGTATATTTCCTATTGCTCCCGTAACTACTTGAGTTGTGCTGGTAGAAGTACTTGGACCTAACAAAGAATTTATTTCACGCACCATTTGTTCGGAAGCACTTCTTACATTGTCCGATGATGCCGCATTTCCTCTCCCTGTAATACGAGAATCTAATGATTCTCTTAATTGGCGTAATGAATTCAGTAATTCTGCGTTCACAACAAGCATATTTGTGGCATCGCCTACAGCCCCCAGCATTTGATGGCCTCTAACTTCTTGTCGATGCGTATTTGTACCACCCTGAGTTTCTCTTTGATTTCCAAAAGCAACAGCTGATAAACGATTTATTGTTTTTGATATATTTTCTATAATCCTCAGTTGTTGTTTTAAATATTCCTGGTTTCCAGTAATTGATAATTCTGTCATCTCTGAAGCGCCACGAGTAACTAGATTTAAGGATATATTAACTTGTCCGACCTCATCAAAGCTAAAGGAACTATTGGTAATATTATAATGTTCTTTTGTACGAGTAAGATTTAATATATCGGCATAAGGATTTCCGTTTAAACTATTTGGGTCATGTTCCATTTGGTCTGGGTGCGACCATCCGTATTCTACTTCAATAAAAGAAGAGCCGTAACGATCCGGTTTAATAATATCCGCAAATTCTCCCATTCTTGATCTATCGTGTAATACAATTTCAAGTTTTGCTGTTTTAGTTGAAATAAGTCCCACGGCACTTTTAACATCCACATCAAAACTTTTTATTGATGCCAATGGTCGAAATGGGTCAATGACAGGAGCAAGAAAATTGCTTTTTATTTTTGTTGCATCTGGATTTACCATGGTTTGTGGAGCACGGAATAGTTCCATACCGGCAATAGAATAATTTTGAAAATCTAATGAGCTATCTCCAAATTGTGAAGAGGTTGTTTGGTTAGCGAGACCAATTGCCCTTAAAGCTGAATTTTGATTTGTTCCATCAGGTGCTTCAACGGCACCTTCTAAGGTTTTTTGCAGAGAAATAGCAGCAAGTCTACCATCTTGAAATACTTGTCGTGAAGAATACATTTTAATATCAAGTACTGGTGTAGCTCTTACTAATTCTAGTGTTGGGAAAGCATTAAAAAATATTGTCAATAAATCTGCATTTTTTTCACCTGGGGCTAAAAGTGGATGAATCATCCTAAAAACAGATAATTTTTGTTTTGATCTTTCATCATTATTATTAAATCCAATTCTATCTAGATTTGGAAAAAATGTTTTTTCTCCGGCCTGTGTGGTGTTTTGGCTATTGCAATAATGCATTTGAACATAATTTGAAAAATTTTGTGTAGCATGAGTATCGGCACCTGTAAAAAGATTAATAATTCTTCCTTTAATAGATGAATCTGTAGTCGTGCTGCTACCAGGACTAGCTGGTTGTTGATCAGCTATGGCTTTTAATGCACCTGAGCCACCATCAAGAAATATATTAAAAACCTGTGCTGCGTTACGGTCAGGAGTTAATGCAAGACGACCTGCTGGATTAACTGCACCACTTATTTCATTTTGTCTTTGGGAATTAATAGCTTGATTAAGTGCGAGTGCTTCCGATATACTTCCTGACACAACAAAACCAAAATATGGAGCAAAACGATCTCTTATTTTTCCTAAACGAATACTTTTTTGTTCTTTTGTGAGTTTTAAATCTAATTTAAGCATTGTAATTTATCTTAAGTACATAAAGAATCATAAGATATATTTTTTAACCTAAATATCTCAAAGATTGTTCTAAATTTGGTATCACAATTCGTGTATTTGGAGGCGTTTGAAGTGCCCAGCCCACGTTTGAACCGCAACATAGGAGCCAGTAGTACCTTCCGTCACCATAATATTGCCCAGCAAGAACATCCAATCTAACTATTTCTTTTAAGAAAATCACTTGTGTTGCTATTGCACCAGAAGCTATTCCTGCTCTTATTAAAGAAATTGTTTCACTGGTGCCATATTGAAAACCAAAATTAATTTTTGGTGATAAACTATATCTGCTTATTGCCATTTCCGTTACCTTCTGTTAATTAATGGTTTTTTGAAAACGCCAAGATTATCATCGTTCAAATAACTTCTATTTTGTAGTTTAGGTAATGGCTCAGTTATTCCTCCAAGTTGCCTTGACATATTACCCACAGACCATATTGGTGCATTCATGATGCCATTTGCATCAAGGCCAAGTGGTATGTCGTGAATTACTTGCATGCCTAAATTAATTGTGACGAACTTTGGTGCTCTTAAAAAACTATTACCATTTGTTCCCCATGCGCCTTTTGCTTCCCCGTAGTCAACCTTGAATTCAGTAACAACGCCTGCTAAACCTTTTCCATATGTTGAACTAAATGATTTGAGAATTGGGTTTTTTGTATCATCAAAAAATTGAGTTGGATTTAAATCCTGCAAACCCTGTTCGCCAGCAGTAGTAGTGTTTTGGGTATTTTCCGGTTGCGATTGTAATTCGGTGCGTAATGAAAACATAGTAAAATCAATATCAATATTTGATTTAAGGTATTGAATTTGTAGTATTATTATATTTTGCTTGCCATCTTTAGGTTCTAAACTATATCCAGAAGCAATATCCGTTGGTTCTTCCATGACTCTTTCAAAATTTAATCTTATTCCTGTCGTAATAGTTTCTACATATGAACATTCAATTAATTTTCCTTGGCCTAATGCCCATGTTGTGTTGGGTGGGCGAGGAGTAAAATTTTCATCCAAAATAGATTCTACGCCTGGGTAATCACCTTTTAAATATATTTTAGATCTATTTGCAGTAAAAATATCATTAGGATTAACTAATATAGCACCATTAGCCTGCGTGGTGGGCTGTGTGGCACTTGTTGTAAATCCGCCTCCTGGTTTCATTGCACATATTAATCTGTTTGTTTTATTTGCCGCATCGATTTGGGATCTGGCGCTAACGTCAGATCTAGTTCTAGCATTGGCTCCGAATATATTAAAATCTTCTCGTGTTGTAGCTCCGAAAAGTCTTGCGATAGATTGTTTACTATAATTGGATCTCCATAAGTCGCCAAGTCTCAGTCGAACTACGGGCGTAGCACCGGGTATTTGTGAAAATGGTTGAATAAACTTGATGCCACCAACATTCACTTCTCTGCCCTGTGTCCATTGTGGATAAATTGTCATTGCTAGCCGATTAATTTTATACCACATAAGATTATGATCTTCTTCATTGGTCGCAACCATTTTAAAAGATACGTTTATTTTTCTGGTAGTGCCTTTGTATATTTGCACTTTATCCATTCGACCATAGCCATCTTGCTGCGTATATTCGACGCTGAAATCTTCAGAAGAATCCTCTAGGAAAGCATGAAAAGATAATATCTCATTTGTTCTTAAGTCTTGAACATAAAAGGGCATATAATCTGCTTCCAGTTGTTCCTCCATTTTTTCCACTAAATCTTTTGATAATCTATTTTTTGTTGGAAATGATCCAATTTCACCTCCAAGATCAGTTGAGGCTGAAGAAATAATTTCTTGATGAAGTGCTGTTTGCATTAAATTATCATTAAGAATAAGAAAATCAAGTCCTGTTGTATCACTTATACCGGTTTCCAGCCTTGGCCTATGATCTGCCCCTGTAACAAATAACGATGTCAATGGGAGATGAAGCATTGGAGAGTTGCTATTTGACCATCCCAATCTTCCATCACTTAATCTTGATTTTGCTATTAAAAAACGCCTTGTGTCTGGCAGTGTATCTACAACACTTATATTGCTACCTATTTTTGTATTTGTTCCTTTTAGTTTTAATTCCCAGGCAATCTTATCTCCGATTTGTGCCAAAACATTAACAAATTTAAGAATTTTGCTATCTCTAATATCTCTTATAATTCGACCAGTCGCTTCAATACTATATGGACCTCCATTTAGATCGGAGCTAGTAATAATATCTATACCATTACGAATAACATCTCTCAGTACGGTATTTAATCTTCCGCTTTCCAACAATATTCTCAAAGCACCAGACGCCAATGCAGTACCAGTTCCATCTCTTAATCCTGGCACGCCAAAAAACTCTTCTAAGCCATTCTGCAAACAGTCATCGAATGCATGAAAAGTGTAAGTAAAAAGTCCCTTGATTCCGAGAAATTGTTGTAGGAACTCACCGCCAGACATTCCATCGGTTGGATATGCAGGTAGATTTGGAATGGTAGAAGTTCCAAGTATTTTATTATTTGCATAATCTATGGCTTGGGGATCGTACACTAGACGTTCTCTATTGTCATGTGGAATTGCAATAGAAGTTAATTCCAATATGACAACAAATGAGATTACCATCGCAACACAAACGGCAATTTGACCGAGTGAAACTAGTGAATCAAATTGAGAAAATGGGTTATAGAAATTGCCATATGTCATAGTAGGATTTTCACCTACTTCATTGTCAATAAATGACGGGTTATTTGGTTTATCTACGCCGAAAAGTTTTTTAGCTTCATATGATGGAGAAAATCTGCTTAGTCTTACTTTTTTACCAATTCTAGGCAATGATGGCACAGCCATCCCAGCTTCAGCTTCAGAAAAACCGCCATCTCCATTTGTTGGATCTATATCAGGACCAGCACCAGCTTGAACGGCATCATACAGAATATTTAGACCAATTTTCTTTAAATGCTCCAAGGACATACTTGTGGCAGTTACGGTTGAACCATTTAATACTGGTTGGCCGACGAAGCTGGTATTTTTATAAGCGCCTTTTTTATTATAATATATTGGACCAATTTTTAAACGATCATCGGGTTTTTCTTGAGTGCCATCGACGACAACAAACTGATTACTTTCCAGTGAATTGAATCCAGTGGTGCTAAGAAGTTGTTGATCTATCAGGGCTCCATGTTTTATAGCATCTGTGTTGATATTTTTTACATATCTGTTTATACTAAAAGTACGAGTAGTTATTTTTTTTGGTTCACTGACGCCTTTTCTATCAGTTCCTATAAAATTAAACTGGCTAGGAGTTACAAAGAAGTTTGTGATTGCATTTGGTACGCCGCTTGGATTATTTCCATCATTTGAAATATATTGTATCTGTTCTGGGTCTGGTGTTTCGTAAAAATGGCCCACTGAAGAGTTGGGTGCAATTGGAATAGAATTTTGTGCATTGATAGTTTGTTGGCTTAAAACTTCTACATATCTTTGTTTTATAGGATCTGCTATATCAATAGTTCCAAGCTGAGCCAATGGCAAACCAACGTCCGGCTCTTGATTGACATTATAATAAATTGTCATCCTTCGGCGTGATCCTCTTATGGATGGATCTGGATCTTGTAATTGTTCTGGTGTTGGAGGTAATGGCTTGCTCATAATAGTTTATCTTACGATAACTATTTAGGTGGCTGTTTTTTAGAAGCCTCTTGGATTGCTTTGGTCAAACCTTCTGATTTGCCTTGCATTTCTTCAAGCAATCCATTGATAACAGATAGGGTGTTTTCCTTTTCTGATGGATTCATTTGATTTAGTAGAGATAGCAAAAACTTATTTTCCATTACTTTTTCTTTTAAATTATTCATATTATATCAGTGTCCTGCTGTATCATGGCTTTGTGGAACGAAATTAGCTCTAGCTATGCTGCCGCCCGGTCCTGGTGCTGCACCTTTGTTGCTTCGGGTAAATAGAGCAGTTTCTATGTCTTCGGTTCTCAATTTAACATCTAGGTTAATTGTAATATTTGCCGCAGCATTTTCAATTTGGACCACACGATTCCGACCCAAGCCATCATTTAGTCTTGTCAACGAAGCATCTATGTCTATCGCATTCATACGAGCTAAATCTCTGGATAATGAATTGTATCGTTCCACGACTACGCTAAGATCATGACTTACTCTGCCCTTGGTATTTCTGTGAATATTGTCAAGCAAATTGTTGATCGATCCTTCTTGAACTGCTGGCCCAAAATAAGAATCTATTGTTCCAAGCACACTGGTCATGTTTGCTAAACTTGTTCCAAGATTTGGGCTGGGTGGCACAATGGGCTGTTCGGCAATTGATTTTGCAGAACTAAGCATCTCAGTAACAATGTTTTTAATATTCGTTAAGAGTGCTCCTTTACCGGTAATTCCTGGTAGCATAGCAGCCAATGGTCCAAAATATTCTCCTGGGCTACTCAAGGGATTATAATGTTTTGTGCCGCCGAAAAATATATATTTACTCTTAAGGCTATTTATCATAATAGCAAGATTGCTGAGAGGAATGTTCATTACATCTGCCCGCATTGGTGTTTGCGCCCCTGCACCACCCAGAGTATTTAAAGAAGCGGCGGCATCTGAAATGGTTTTTATTAATTCAAATAATGATTTCATTGAAGCAATTTTGGCCGTTAAACCACGGGGGAATGTAAATTCTGATAAGGCGTTTAACGCAAACCGCAAGGAATTGCCCAAACCAATAACGCCATCTGCATTTATATCAGTAAACATCGTAAGTAATAAATCAACAATTGGCTGCACAATTTTAGCTGCCATATCCGCAGCGCCGAGTTTGGCTTGCGCTACGTCTTGAATGCCTTTTGTTGCTGCGCTAATACTACCAACGAGATCTAGCACAGCCTTAACTGACGTGATTTTTCCCGCCAAGGCGTTTGGGTCAATACCGGACAGATCTATTGATGATATGGCTAGTACGAGAGCGGGTATTCCTCGCATCATATTTTGTGTCTGATTACTAAGTGTATTGATAAAATGAACTATCGTTCCTGCAATTCTATTCATTTCATCAGGGCTTTTTCCTTTCATCATTTCCATCGCATTGTAAATTATACCAGTAAAGCTAGATATAAAGCCGAAGAACACAGAAAGTATTGGGGTAACTGAATTGAGCGAGTCTATTTGTGCAGCATTAAATACGGTAAATGACTGTATTACTTCTATGACTCTATCTGTTAAACCTTTAATAAATGGAGTTATTACATCTAGCAGCAATGTTATTCGCCCTAAGTCTCTTGGCGATGTTGGATTTCGTGGTAATGCTGCCGCAGCCCCACCAATTCCGACTAAAATATTTCCGATACCTTTCATGATATCTCCAAGGGCCGCAACTGCTTTTAATGAATCCGCTGTAATATTGGGCGAACTTAAAAGCACTCCCATCGGAACAGTCACTGCTTCAATAACGTCTTTTAGATTATTTTTCAGCATTGAGAATATTGCTGTTATACCGCTTATTTTTCTTTGGAACTCCTGTTGATCAGCCCTTGCTGCTATCGTTTGACCAATTACAGTTCCGACAACGGCCCCAACTGGTCCCGCAAATGATCCAATTGCGCCGCCTATTCCTGCTCCTGTGGCCATCCTTCCTCCACTAAACACACTCATCAGTGTAATAACCACATCCATAACCGATTTTAATGTATACATTAAAACTTCTGCTACGGATTTTAGTTTTACGGGATCTACTGAAGCCGTTATTGCATTTAATTGTGTTAGTAATGTTGTTGCTAGAGTGCCAATTGATCTTAAAATAATTGGCATTGATATTCCAAGCTCCGTAATAGTTCTTGTTACATCGGCGCTGTTTGAAAAGAAACCACCAGCCGCAGTACCAATAGTTGATCCAAATGTTGATATTGGCGTAATGATTGCAGCGATTCCATTTAGTACAACAGAAAAGACTTCTGCTTTTGATTTCATTAGTCCTGGATCTGTGCCAAGATTGAGAGCGCCAATTTCCCTAACTATATTCTGAATACCAGAAAACATTGCAGTCATCATATGACTTAGCTCTACAACGATTCTTTCCATTTCCCCAGAATCAAATATTGAATCATTTTCGGCTAATGCTTTGCCAAAATTTGTTATTGGAGTAACAATTGCTGCGATTCCTAATAAGGCGGCAGAAAACACTTCTGCTTTGGCTTTTAACAAGTTTACATCACCACTTAAATCTATGGAGCGAATCATATCCACGACTGATACACTGATTTGTCGCACTAGAGTAGTAATTTTATCAACAATACTGAGAATTGTAGAAGGTCTTATTATAGCTAAAAGGCCCATTGAAACCATTGAATTTGCAATGACAGAATAAACATTTATTATATTTTTTATGGCATTTGTAGCAGTTGATACTTGTTCGGTTGGAATACCGTTGAATAATCTTACGATTTCAATTGTTTTTTCTCCTATTTTAGTCATTAACGGTGCTATTGCCAGCATACCAATAGCAGCCACACCTACAACTGGCAATAATGCTCCAATAATAGCGAGAGCACCAATCAATGGAACCATGACAAAAAATAAACCAGTCATTGCATACATGGCAATCATTGCAGTTTTTACTTGAGATTCATTGTAAACAGAAAATGTTTCTATCACTACAATGGCAGCCCCGCCCACTAAAACAAGTGCGGCAAGTGCGGCAAGCGCACCTAATAATAAATTACCGCCCCCTGCTTTAGCGGCATCCCCTAGTTTTGTTAATGAATCTAAAAATTTTACTTTTTCAATTCCGACGATAAGCGCAGTCATTCCAGCTACAGCCAACAAAGCAACGCCAATGTTCGCTGCTGTAATATTATTGCTATTTATAAATGAAAGAAGGGCAGTGAATGCGGGCATAAGAATATACATAATGCCAGCCAAAGCAGTGATTCCTAATAAAATACCAGATGCAGACCTAGCAGTATTTTTCAATGTATTCTGAAAGCTTTGAGCTACAGTTCTTTGTTCATCCGCCTTTTTATCTGCCGCATCTGCACCTCCTGTAAAATTAAATACTCTTCCAACGGCACCGGCAATAGCACTAAATATACCACCCCCACCGCCGCCAAGTAAGGCAGCAATTCCTGCCCTAATAAATGCTGGTCCAAATATCATTCCAAATAATGTTGCGCCAATAGCTACCGCATGTCGTCTTAAAAATGGTCCAACATAATCAGTGAGCACCGTCATCAACATTTCACCAACGGCGATACCAGCTTCTTTCATCACGGGCCATAGTTCTTTGTATGCATAACTAATTGCCTGTGCAATAGCTCCAGATATACCACTGCCAGCCTTGGAAGCTCCTTCCATGAAAGATCTTGGGTTTTTAAGGAAACCGGTGATGCCTTTAGCAGCATCCCTAATGGATTCAATCCCAAACCTCAATCCTTCAACTGCAATAGCGCCAAAAGCTTTCCAGAATTTTTTCATTCCATCAAGAAAGCTTCTACCTGCTCCGCTATTTGAATCAAAAAAACTAAAGAAGGCTTTCTTCATGTTTTTCATGAAATTTTGAACACCAGCTTTTGGATCTCGTTGTAAATCTATAAAGAATATTGCAAATATATTTTTGACAGAATTCATCATTCTTCTGAATTTTGCAGGAGCAAACATATCACCAAGAGCATCAAGCACTTGTTTTATTCCTGGAAAATAATGAACAAACATTCTTCCTACATCAACCCCGGCTCGATAAACAATACGCATATCACGCTGGATTTCTCTGGAGACTTTCCTAAATTCTCTTGTCCTTAACATACCTGCTTCAAATCCCTTGAAAAAAGTATCAAAGAATCCACCCTTCATTCCGCTGCCAGACTGCGTCAATCTTTTAATAGAATCCGCCAACTCGTGCATGGCCTGTTCTTGCGTTATCTGCGTTTTTTGGGACTTCTTCATCTGTGCATCTACTGCGGCACCTGTCAGTGCCCTGTTTTTTTGAGCAAATGCAATGCGTGTTTCTTCTTCGGATAAACCAGTAAGATTTGATAGATGCTTACGCTCAGCAATGCTCATTTGATCAATGTTTTTACCGGTTCGGAAGAAGGCTTCCCTTAATTGATCAAGCTTTTCTGCTGGTGTTTGTGCCTTCATCATTTTCATGGCATCAATATTCATATTGAATGCTTCAGCCAATCCACCGGCCATGTTTGCCGTATCCTCGAAATTTAATGTTTTATCCATTACCTTTTTCAAGGCTTCCATGGATAAACCAAGCTTACGAGCATAAACGCTGGTTTTAATCATGGTATCTCTGGACATGACACCAAAGGTGCCGACATCTTTCATCATGACTTCCAGGTCTCTACCCATTTCTTTTACAGAAATACCAAAAGTTCTTTGTGCTCTAACAAGCTCCACACTCATTTTCTGTACAGCAGTCGCAACACTTTCACCGCCATTATCCGCTGAGATTTGTAATGACCTGAGAGCATCTCCTGTGAGCCCTGTTGATTTAGTTAAAACTAATAACTGCCCAGAAACACCCTTCGTCGCATCCATAAATCGCATGGCCATAGGCCCCATTTCTTCAGCGACTTTCATGAACTCTTTCATGGCTGCTGCCGCACCAGCACGACCATATCCAAATACACGTCCAAGCCGTAGGCCAGAATCATTAAATTGATTCACATTATTCATCATGCCCAGAACAGCTTTACTTGTTCCTACCTGCAAGCTACCAAATTTATCACGCAATTCTTCGAGGGCTTCACGCCACGGATCTGTTCCTCCACCGGCATTACTTTGGAAAAAGTTCAATATGTTTCCTGGGATGGAAAGCAATGCTTTTCCAATACCCATAATACCACTAAGTCCTGTGCTGCCAATACGCATCAAACTTCCAAATAGTGCTTTTGTTAAATTTAGGCCAGATTGTAAGCCAGCTTTGAATTCATCTGCGATTAATACTTTTCTAGCTTCAGCAGCTAGCTCTGCGGTTTTGCTTCTTAGTTTTTCGGCTTCAGCCTCAGTGTTTACAAGTTCATCACTAAAAGATTTTGTATTTTCTTGAGCTGTTTTTAGGCCATCAGATACAGCTTTTATTTTATTGCTGTCAACTTTACCAAAACATTCTTGTGCTTTGCATAAGGATTCAACCAAATCTGCTTGCGCTCGATAAGCTTTGGTTTGATTTTCAAGCTGAACGGAGATTTGTGACATTGCCGATAAAAGCTGCTGAGCAATCTTGAGATTGTCTGCTGTCGGTCCTATGGGGTCTGCCATTATCTGATACTCCTAATTCTTATACTTAATTATCAACGATATCATTTTATGAGAATAATTATTGAAATGAGGCCATTAAAAAATGATCAATGAACAATTAGATATGCCAGCGACACCAGATTTGAATTCCCTTTTCGGTAAAAGTTATAAAATGACAACTCTTGGAAAATTATTTTTTGCCAGTTTATTAAGCAGCATGGCCACAGGAAGAAAGTCTCCTTTTGATGTTAGCGGCGATAAAGATAAAATTGATATATTGATGAAAGTTGTTCAAAGCACAAAAAAATTCCAAGATGAAATCAAAAATCCAGCTTCTACTGTTGATTCGGTGATTCGTGCAATGGACATGAAAAACATTGATGCAAGAAGGTTTCAAGATTCATTTAAATTCCCTTGGCCCCTTTGAAAAAGTAAAAGCTCATTTTTTTCTTCGTTGACTTGAACCAGATCCTGTGGCATACTTAGTATCAGAAAGGTTATCAAACAATATGCTAAGAATTACACCAATGCCTTCAATTTTCGGTCTTGTTAAGGAAAGCTACCAAATGACAACGACAGCAAAGGTTGCCATTGGTCTTACACTTGCTGAAAAGATTCTTGGATATATGTCAGAACGCCAACAGCAATCGGCAGCACCAGCACCAATGCAATCACATAGCGATGTTGTCGCAAATGCTATCAGCAATCTAATGCGTCAGATTGATAACGTCCCAGGTTTGCGTGCAAAGTATGAAAACCTCAATCAAGCAGAAAAGATGGAACTGATTCGTCAGCAGCTAGCACTAAAAGGCATTCAACTCTGATTGTACTTTTCAATATATTGCTACTAAAATAGTAGCATGCCAATAAATCCAATCCCACAGCCAGTCGATGTAATTATAAATCCTAGCGGTGAACCTCCGAAAATAAAGGATTTCATCATTAATGCTCCGTTGATTGTTCAATCAACAAACGTAAAAAATAAACTTGATAGTCTAGATTCCACTTCAGAAAACCTCTCGCAAAGAGTTGCTGTGTTGGAAACTCGACCGATTGCAACAGCCAGTGGCCCATCGGGAGGGGGAGGAGGATTGCATGGCAGTGGAACGCTTGCCAGCCTACCCATTTCTCCTTCGGTGGGCGATACATATGTTGTTACATCGGGTGAAAAGATTGGCGATTACTATCAGTGTTTTATAAGTGGAACTTGGGAGCTAGTTGGATATGATCATGCACCATTGGCACCTTACTGTGTCGCACGATGGAAACTGGAAGATTCTAACTCTTCAACCATCATTGATTCTTTAGGTACATATAATTTATCTTTCGCTGGTTCATTAACCACTCAAAATCAGTCTTCTCCATGGAAAACATGTATGGTTTTTAATGATAGCACATCAGTAAACTCTACTATCATTGGTGCATCTACCCTAGAACCTGCCGATATTACTATTTTAGTTTGGGCGTGTCGTTATGGCAGTTCAAGTTATGACTCATATATCGTCTTAAAAAGACAAGCAAGCACTTGGGGTGGGTCATCACCTAACAATGCGGCAATTGCTATACGTGTAACGACATCTAATACACTTAGTGCCTATATTTTTGATACCAGTTTAAGTATTAAAAACACTGAAACGCCTGCCTATCTAGCAGTGCCAGTGGGAAAATGGTTTAGGGTTGCGTGTACACATAGTGTATCTACTGGGTTAAAATTATATCTCGACGGTAGATTGGTTAGTTCGGCAGCTGCCGCTTTTCCCATTAATTATCAGGACCATAATTCATGGGGCATTGGCGCAAATATTCCAGGTACAGGTGTAGCCCTTCCTCAAGGATTTAATGGTTTTATCAGAGATGTTCAAGTTTGTAATCAAGTATTAACGGCAGGACAAATTTTAGAAGATTATGAGTGTGGGCTAGGTATAAAAAGATTTACAATTTCTTCAACATAATATATAATATCATACAAATTGCTAAATAAAGAAAAGGAAAATATAAAATGAAAACATTAATAGATCATAATGGCTGTGCAACTTACCCATACGGTAGTCCGTCGCTTGATGTCACGGTGCCAATGACTGTACAAGGTGTTGACCTTTTATCAGTAATAAAGGCATTAACTGATAGAGTATCTGAATTAGAACTTAAACTTGCTGCTCCACAGGTATTAGCCCAAAGCACTTCTGTGGCTGCTGTAGAGGATACAAAAACACCAGATGTAATTGTCCCTGTGGAAACAATTTCAGAGCCCGCACAGCCCGTTCTAGAAGCTCCTGTGGCTGATCCTGTTGTTGACTCAGTTGAAGCACCTTCTGTTGCGGTAAAACAAACAAAAAAATCTTCAAAATAATCTAATCGGTTATCAGCTATTCATGAATTGAAACGTAAATTTGGCTCATGAAAATAAAACACGATTCAGTACTTATTGATAATCAACAGTAGGTAAAATATGAAAAACTCAAAAGAAAATTTGATTCTAGCAATTCTTGAATCCATTCATGAATTAGAATATTCAAGTGAAAAACATGATCATGAGCATGAAAAAAGTATTCACGGTGAACCAAAGAAAAAATTTCATGGTAAAAATTTAATATTTGGATCAGATGAGCCTGAAAATGAAGAAACAGAAATTCTAGAGCTTGGAGCCAGCCTTGATGAAACAGGGGAAGCTGTTTGTGAGGGATGTCTTGTAGCTTACATGAATGAGCATGTTAGTATTTTACAAGAAGCAAAATATAAAGGTAAAGAAGTGTCCGTTGGAAAACCTTCCAAGGGCGATGTAAAAAAATACAAAGTGTTTGTTAAAGATCCCAAAACAGGAAACATCAAAAAAGTAAATTTTGGTGATCCAAACATGCGTATCAAGCGTCAAGATCCAAAACGTCGTAAATCATTCCGTGCAAGACATAAATGTAGCCAAGCTAAAGATCGCACAACGCCAAAATATTGGTCTTGCCGTTTTTGGAGCAAAACACCAGTTTCAAAAATGGTTTGATTTTACCATCCTTGTTCCAAGGAATGATAAATCATTCCCTTATCTATCTCTATGTCGTTTTTATTAATCCATCTCCGTAAATCAAAAATTAAAGCTTCTGCGGCAGATAGCCCATGCTCACTGTTTTGCAGTTCTGCAATCTCAGAATAGCTCCCTTCTTTTTCTAGAAGAATTTTAATTTTTCCATTATTTGTTTCTACTACTTTGAACATAATTTCCTTTTTACTGACATCAGAAGATATAGAACACTATATCACAATGTTGAAAATTTGTAAATCATAAAAATAACCTAGTTATAGCTATCATGAAATTATTATCTATTCTTTTTGAAAATATCAATGACAAAACCAGTAAATTTGGTCCTGTATATCACGGTGGAAACTGGGATGGTAAAACGCCAATTAAAACAACTGGAAGGGGAGCTTTAGGATCTGGTGCTTACTTTACTCCAATCAGAGAAGTTGCAGAGCAATACGCTACCCAATCTGGCGGTAAAATTACAGAAGCTTACTTGGATATTAAAAACCCTTTAGAAATCCATATGGGTAAAAATAGATACGAGCATCCGTGTGTTATGGCATTAGTGCAATTAGGAATGCCAGAAGAAAAAGCGCAAAACAAAGTAGAAAAAATAGAAGAACTAAAAGGATATGTTGGTAAAGAAATAAGTAGTGCTGCTGCGAAGCAAGGCTATGATGCTATTTTTCAATATTTTAATGGCGTGTTAAGAGAAGTGGTTATTTGGGATTCAAGCAAAGTTTTTCCGGTTATTGATTAATACTGAAATTATGGAAATATTTCCATCCATTTAATATTAGGATCATAGTAAATTTCTTTTTGATTTTCTATGCGTCCTATATTGATATATGACAATGTTCCATCAGGCAATAATAATTTATGACGAATAAAATCAACATTATTTTTGATTGTAAAATTATTTCTTTCATCAAAAACATCTGACGGTAATTTTCCCAGATATAAAAACATAGTATTACTATCTGGTTTAAGAATATCTATTACATTTCCATCTGAATATCTAAAAATTGCTATGTTCTGATCAGATAATATCTTATATAATTTTCCTGGTTTAAGATTCAACATGACGTTACTTCAACCCAATTTCTTGAAGCGTTATTATATACAAAAATATAGCCAACACAATCTTTTGTTAATATTTTATAGGTGATATATTTGTTTTTGCTTGGGGTACAAATTTTCTCTCCTAAATTTTCAACAATTAAAACAAGATCACCATCGAATATAGTGGTATATTGATCCAATTGATCTAAAGTAAATTTTTTATTTAAATCTGGGTGTTTTTTATGGACAAGAAAACCCCCACGTATTTTGGCAATATTTTTATAAAATTTACCCGGTTTTAACAAATTAGCCAAGGGATACTTCCTGCCAATCTTTTTCTAATCCTTCATAGATATTGATAAAACCAACCTTATCTTTTGTTAAGATTTTATATTTTGTAAATTTTATTTTTCTATTGATCTCTTGCCTAACCATTTCAATTATCATAATTATCTCATCTGATCTAATGCCAAAAGATTTAGAATTATTTTCATCGACAAAAACATTAAAGCCAAGTTTCCTAAATGCAGGATCTGTGTTGTACTTCAGGAAATTATTAACATATAATTTCCCTGGTTTAAGTAAAACCATTATATTTTAACTTCTTTCCAGAAACCCTTGATTGCATTGTCTGTTACTTCGATATAGACTATATTGCCATCTGGGCACAGAATGCGGTATATTAAGTATTTTGTTAATGATATATTAATATAGCTGGCTATATTTTGTAAATTCAGAATAAGTACTGGCGTACCTTCAGTGAGATATGTTTTATATCGTGTGGTATGTCCAGTGTATCGCTGTTCATTTTGGATATCGAATATTGAATATTTGAATGGTAGCACGTATAATTTGCCAATTTTAAGTTCAGTTGATATCATTCTGATATGATATCATTTTTATTGCGGCCAGTCAAGTATATTAAAAATAAAATCATCAGAAATTTAGCGTATTAATTATTGTTTTTTATAGAATACTATCGTGGACATTGTTGTATTCGATGATTTTCCTGTTCCATTATATTGATAAATAACTTCGTGCAAAACCCATTGATCTCTATTTAATAAATCCAAAAGGCCAGATGTTTTAATGGTTTCAAATAATTCTTCTGGCGAGCAAGTTTTATGTCTTGCTCTTGTGACGAAATTACAAACCACAAGGATATCATTTTTATTTTTGGTTAGATTAATGATTTGTTTGAGATCGCCCATTGCTTTTTCTGGCATTACCGTGCAATCATAATTGATAATCCCTGGATTGAACCACTCTTCTCTTGCGATTCTATCAATTGCAAGTTTGAAATATCTACAATGCCAATTTGGCTGCTTTGCTGAGCCGACAAAATCGCTAATTAATTTATTCGCACTTATCGTGTCTTGATTGGCATCGATTCCATGATATTGCGATGGTGATTCTAATAAACGAGATTTAAGAACATGGTCTAATTCTGAGTCCTTTAGTAAAATATTTCCTTTGTCTACATCACAGCATAGCCCACAAAGAGAAATAAATTGCTTTTGCATTGGCAAGGATTGTTGTTTGAATATTTCTCTATACTGACCAATGACCGTCATCTCTCTTGCTGTAATTTTTTTATTGCATCCACTATACATGTGCTTAGTTATCATTTTATAGACCCAGTTGTTTTTTGCTTCCTAACCTCAAACATATCAGGATAACCACGACCTTTTGCATAATCATGTGTTTCTGCATAAAACTTACTTCTACCCTTTCCTTGCTTAGCTTTTTTTAAATCGGAAAGCTTTTTCCCCATTTTCTTTTCTGTTTGGTCTTTAGATCCCTGAGAAGGCAAATTTCCATTTTTTTCCTTAAAATCTATAATTTCTTTTACTGATTCTATTTGGTCTGCTTTTCTTGTTTCTTCCGTTTCAATCTCAAACATATCAGGATAACCACGACCTTTTGCATAATCCTGTGTCTCTGGGTAAAACTTGCACCCACGCCTATCCCTTCCTTGCTTGGCTGATTTTAAATCGGAAAGCTTTTTCCCCATTTTCTTTTCTGTTGGATCTTTAGATTTTTCCGAAGGATATTTTCCATTTTTTTCCTTAAAATCTATAATTTCTTTTACTGATTCTATTTGGTCTGCTTTTCTTGTTTCTTCTGTTTCAACCTCAAACATATCAGGATAACCACGATCTTTTATATACTCCTGTGTCTCTACATAAAACTTACTGTTACCCCTTCCTTGTTTGGCTGTTTTTAAATCGGAAAGCTTGTTCCCCATTTTCTTTTCTGTTTGGTCTTTAGAAGCGTGAGAAGGCCACTTTCCATTTTTTTCCTTAAAATCTATAATTTCTTTTACTGATTCTATTTGGTCTGCTTTTCTTGTTTCTTCCGTTTCAACCTCAAACATATCGGGACAACCACGACCTTTTGCATAATCATGTGTTTCTGCATAAAACTTACTTCTACCCTTTCCTTGCTTAGCTTTTTTTAAATCGGAAAGCTTGTTCCCCATTTTCTTTTCTGTTTGGTCTTTAGATCCCTGAGAAGGCAAATTTCCATTTTTCTGCTTAAAATCTATAATTTCTTTTACTGAATTTATTTGAGCATCAATTCCAGAACAAAAAGCGGTACGTAGTTTCTCGAAATCTTTAACTCCCACATTACCCGAAGAACAAGCGAACCAGAGCCCAAGTGGTGTTTTGTCCATAATATCAAAATTGATATCATTCACATCAAACATTGGCTCTTTTAATGCCTCTTTCGGCTTTGTGTTTTTAGTAGCGTTATTTCTTTTTGCCGTAAAATCATAGATTTCTTTAACGGCATCCTCAATAGATTCTTCGGCGTATGTTTTGTTTTTTTCAAGATTGATTATAATAGCTTTTTTTACAAGATTTTGAATTTTACCAAGTACAACATCTCCACCTTTATTAATTTCAGCTGAAGTTAACTCCTTTATGGATAATTCATTAAAAGTATCAATAATGTTTTTCTTAAGTGTAATGGCCTTATCAGGGCTACCAGCGAGTTCAAGGATTGGATGATACTCTTTGACAACTTCCTCTAGCGCACCAGTGATTTTATTTACTACATTAATTCGCCTTGTGATTTTACAAGGCGGCATAAGAATCTCTTCGATCATCATTGAAACAAAGACAGTTTTAAACGTTGTGTTTGAACGTTCCAAGAATTCATCTTCAGTGCTTGTTGGATCAAAATATCGATCTACAAAATAAAATGTAGACACTGATTCTTTACCGGCCACATCACGATAGAGTCTACCGTTAATTTGCACAAGCTCTACTAGCGATCTACGCTCTCCAATGATATAGCAGTTCTCTGCCCATTTCCACGAAGCCCCTTCTTTGAAAACTCCAAGGGCAATAATACCATGGATATTTTCTTCTAAGTCGGCATCGTGAGAGTCATTGATAATTTTCTTTTTTTCCTTGCGATTTGGCTCTGAGACAAAATCTACAAAGCGCAGTGTTTCTCCGTTTCTAGTAATGCTAATATAAATATGATTATCATATGTCGTTTTTTTCAATGATTCATTTAGGAATTGATAATCGATATCCTCAACAATAAATTGCTTACCGGAAATGCCTTTAATGATATTTAAGACATCATTTTTCTTACCAGACGAAGAACGTGACATTACTGATGGAATAAAGAATATTGATTTTTTAAACTCGACCTGCTTCTTGATGCATTCGTCAATTTGCCGCCAGTAATCTTTTGAATAGAATACGGAATTAAATGAAAGTGAACGCAGATGCGTCAGTGAATTAAAAAATTTATCGAATGGTAGAAAGAATGTAGAAAATTTATCATTCTTGGTCCCAGCCGGAACAACTGATGCGGAATCACTACGAAAAAATGTTGCCGTCGTTAATCCAATCTGGAAATTTTTATCTTGATTATTATCTTCTAGTGCGTAACTTACAATTTCTCCAAGGCCATTCCAAATTAGCTCTTGATTTTCATCCTCTTCATCGCACTCATTTTCCGATTCAAGTTCTCCATCGTCTTCTAAATCTGTGTATACAATTTCGTTTCTAACATGGTGCGCTTCATCCACGACAACGAGAACATTGTTGAATAAACTTCTATTTGCCTTGAATGCTGCAACGAGAGTTGCATGCGTACAAATGACAACGTTTTGGCTTTCCATCCCTACAGAAACCGGGGCAGTATTGCCGAGAAACCCAAGAAAATCTCTGACAGTGCCTTCGTTTGTATAGTCACTGCAAAGATTTGCGTGCGGGTTAAAATCTACTTTATCTCCAAAGGCACTCACAAAAGTTTTATCAACGAATCCGCTGGCAATAATTGTTTGCGGCACTGCAAATACAACTTTTAATTGCCTATCATTTTTAATTTTTTCATATGCTAGCGAGCAAAGCCCATAGCTTTTCCCTGCCCCTGTAGGGGCTTGAATAATGAAATATTTTTCATTATTCAGTTGAGTGACGGCTTCTACTTGCCATTCTTTTAGAGAATGATATTTTGAATCATTTACTCTTGGAATGATCCTAGAAGGCTCAGAAACCTTAAACATAAAGTTGCCATCTTGGATAGCATTACCATAAATTACTTCAATTTTATTTTTAATTTCCATTTGTACTTGGATTGATGATAGCATTACATACATAACCAGTCAATCACCAAATTAATTATTTTAATTGATAGCGATGAGATGGTTCAGATAATTTCGGCGGCAATAAAGCCAACATCTCTATCGGTTGGTATAAAACCGACTAATCCATCACAGGTTAAAAACTTATAATCCAGCTTAATTAATTCGCCCCAATCATTTTCGATTGTCGGATTGTGACAAAACCCAAGATATACGATAGGATCTTTTAATTTTACACGCCCTACTTCTTCGCCATTTTCGTCTCTTATCCCAACGGTTTCATATCCAGAAACCATTTGATATAATTTACCAATTTTTAATTGGTTAAAAGGCATTGTTTCTTTATGGTAGTATTCACAATATGCCATGCCTCTAGCACACATTGGTACAGGATCTGATTTTAAAAACCAGATGTCATTGTATGCGTAATCAATATATCTACGACTCCATTCACCGCCAATCCATTTTCTATATATTTTATAATCAGATAGGAACGGGTGAAGAAATGAATTGATTATATACTGTTTCATGCCAATTAATATTTGATTGATTTAATTGTTTGCATCATGGCTTCTAGTTTTCTTTGCCGCTCTATTAAAAAGAAATAGAAACGCAGTGTATTAAAAGCATCTACATCAGCCCTGTGTGGTTTGCCAATAAAATCTAATTTATATTTATTCATGCAAGAGCGTAAGCCACCGGCAAGAGATCTATCGTTAGCAAGTTCGATGAAAACAAAAAATGTTTTTACATCGATTATTCTATGACCAAAGTAAGGAAATTCAATTTGATTATCTTCAAATAACTTCTTTAATTCATCAGCATCTCCACCGCCCCACTGAATGGGATTCACAAAGACCTTTTTTGATTGAATCAATTTACCAATTTCATCGGCAATCTGATTGATTGGAGTAGAGCCTTGCTTAACATTGTTTTCGGTAATCCCAGTGAGTGCTTGGATATGTGGTGATAATGGCTCTTCTGGATTAATATACCAGCTTTTTATCAATATGTCATCTGGTTGTTCTGCATTACCAATCGCAATACCCACTTGAATAATCTTAGTGGTTTGTCCATCGGTATCAGTATTTAGTTCTAAATCAATAGCCATGTAATTTTGTGATTTATCCATTGTAACCACCTATTTTTTCACATAAAATGAACTTTCCTAGTAATTCTTTTTCTGATCCATCCAGAATCCGTTTAAACTTTGTTGGCCCAACAATACCAAACATTGCTGGACAAGGCATTTCTGGAGTTCCTCTGAACTTATAGAACACGATTGATTCCCTTTGACAATCGCCGCAATGATTATCCAGTGATTCGCCTTCCATGCTCACCACAAGGAATCCCCAGTTGTTTGAATCTGTTTTATCTTTTAATAGATAAACCGCTTTATCCTCTGGATTGGTGGCGATAATCCATTGTGCATGTTTTTTGAACGCTGCAAGCTTCGTATCATCTTTTTCTTCTTGTGTCATTGTTCTTATCTCCTTGCGGGCAATGTGATGTTTGCTATCATAATGTAATAACTTTTTGCGTGCAAGGAATCTTGTCTTCTGGATATCCCTTGCCAGATGCACCATCCAAAAAAGAACAGAAGTGATCATGATTAGAAAATACAATGGATTCCTGCTGGTCCCAGAAACCGATATCTCCATTATCTCTAATTTCTCTCTGCCAGTTGCCATACGGCTTTGTTTTGAGAAATATTTCAAACTGGTCAGATACAGCCTTGTGATCTTGCAACTCAAGGACTACCGCACAGTCTCCGTCTCCTCCTTCAGAAATTACGGCATCATATACGAACTCGAATAGTTTTGTATTGTCTGTTATCATTGTTTTCTTCTTCTTTCTGTCATCTCAGCAAACGCTTTTATGAAAGCTTCTTTATCAACCGCAGTGGATGGATCTGTTTGGTGTTGCGCTGATATCAGCGCATTCGCAACATCTTCTTGTTCGTTTTCTTTGCTGATATCTTCCATCAGAAATTCTTGCAGTTGTTTTCTTACAACTTCTCCCAATATCTCTCGCTCTCGCTCAAGGTCTTTGTCTTTGTCTTCTTCTCCCGCCGCACTGTTCCTCCAGCGGGCAACCAGCCTTCTTCTAACCGGAGCAGCTGCAACGAGCTTTGAAGGGGCCGTCTGTAGCCTCTCATGCTCTTCCTGCCCAATGACCAATGTTGCACGATGGATGGCACCAGAAGGGCATATAGACTGCCTTATGTCGAACATATGAGCGTAGCTGGAGTTCTCTGGGAATGTTTCAACGATATCGCCATCGGAGTCAAGTAGCACATATAGTTCTTTATGATTCATGGTTTTAGTTATAGCCTATAGAAATCAAGTTATCAAGTATATTGGTTGAAGAACTTTGGTCACTAACCAAAGTTTAGCCTATACATCTACTGTGATTTCCTTTTCACAGATCTTTTAACAACACAGATGGAATCCAGCCAATCAATCCATTTGCGGTTAACACTTTTGCTTTTTTGTGTTCTGGAATGAGTTCAAGCAAGACTACCCAATCGTTTTGTTTGAGATTAGCAAGTGGCGGGATGTAGTTATGATCACATAAATTACTCATCACGGGCCATGAATGCCTATTCATGGCATTTACGTGTGTGTCGTAAAGTTTCCCAATCTCAAGGTTGATGGATTTCAGTTTTAGCACTTTCATCAACTGCGGTTCTTTGTCGGTCCAAATGCTTTTGTATGGTGCCATCACAGCTTGACCAAAATAATAGTCCAAATATACCATCCATGGATGATCTGGTTTTTTGGATTTCTCGACCTTTGTTGGTACAAAGCAGGTACGAGCTACAAGTGAACACCAGTTGTCTGTTACTGACAACATTGCAAAGTTGGTGGTTGGAAAGAAACATATGATTGCTTGGGTAGGATCATCATAAGGATGGTTAAGCAATTCCATGGCATCTGTTTCTTCAAATTTTTCTTGTTCACTCATTGATTTTCACCAGGGATCTTCAGAATACACTCTGATCTTGTATCTATATAACCGACAATACCTTTTGCCGATAATATCTTGCATCTAAAGGTGTTTAGGTGCATCTTTCCGATTTCCAGTAGAACAAATGGTTCGTTTGCTGAAATTAGTTCGTCTTGCTTGTTAGAGATTAAAAGACTACCTTTCGGCCCATAAAAAATAATGCGCCTTCCGACCGTATAATGGTATAATCCTCCAATTTCTAGGTTTTCGTACTCACTCACAGATCACCTCTGCTTCGCCTACACAGTCAAACAGACACTGTGGGTTTTTGCTAATTACTTTTTCAATATAATCTATCAGGAATGATTCGAAATTATCATATCTGGATTTGTCAACCGTTGTTCCATTGGCCCAAATACATTTTTTCCAATAAGCCATTGCATTGCTGTAAACTGAACTATTCTTTGTTTCAAGTAACGCTTTTACAAGTAGTTCTTTACTTGCATAGACGCTATGTACTCCACAAACATCAACTTCAAGCCATTCCAATAAAACATATACTTTTTTCATATTATTTTTCTTTTCTTATTATTTTAAGGAACTTAATTGGAACATAGCCGACACATCCTTCGGCACATAATACCTTAGCCATTCCTTCTGAATTTGAGGAATACGATGGAATAACATGTGGAGGTGGCCTGTACTCTAGAATCATAACAATTTCATTGTTATTTACATTTCTCACAAATTGTCCTATTGCATTACACATTGGCCAAGAAGAACAAAATGTGATTGTAAATAAATCACCAATATTTTGGTTGTAGTTTGTCATATCGTTAATATAATTGATTATCACTATACATGACGAAATATTATTTGTAAAGTACATAACAGCCTGTGTACGAACATCTGTTACACAGCTAGGAGACAAAATGGAAAAAGAAATTATTACAACGGCTGAGCAACGGTTTGTATGTTCAATTGAAGGAATTGATGCATTTTTGGTAGAATCAGTTGAGGCATCAACAACCAAAATAGATCTTGTGATGTGGGATTGCCAGATTCCTTCAACAATCAATCAACTCCAGCAATGGAGAAAAGATAAAAATCCACGAAAAGCTGAACTTAAGTTTCTGAACGAAGACGGTTCAACAAAAGTTAAGTTTGATTATATCAACTGCAAAATTGCAGACTTTAGAGTCAAAGGAAGTTACAACAATCGAAAAACATCTTTAAACTCTGATTTAATCAGAGTTTGGGTTGAGTGCGAGATGATTTAGTGGAAAATTATCAATATCTACCTTTAGATGCTGACCTGATCTCATATATTTCTTGAAATTTTTCGATCATAGAGTCAAATCCTGGCCCATAATCGGAATCTTTAAAAGATTTGTAATAATTTAATACTAGTTCCATGTGTTGCGGTAAAAGATTTTTAAATATTTTACCAAATTTCTCTATATATTCATCAGAAAAACCCATCCAACGGTAAACTGATCCTGTGCGTTCTGAATCGTCATTTTGTGCTTTTATTTCATTTCCGATAAGTAGCCATAGACTTCTTGTTTCGGGAATTTTTGAAATATCTTGAACATCTTTAACTTTTTCTGGTACATCTTTTGGTACGCTTCTTGGTACATCTTCTGACTTACTAAATAAACCCTTAATGCCTCTTGCCATATTGCTTATATGGCCTTCGTTCACATCACCAATGATTTTCACCAAAATAGATTCTTTAATAATTTGTTTTAATAATTTTTTTTCACTAAGTTTCATGGCATCATCCTTATGTAGCATAAGTAGATGGTTTTATGTTTTGTTAGCAGGTTAGGATCGTTGGAACATTAATGATTGGCAGATCTTTTGCTTCTAAATTTTTGCAATACACTTTACATAATGGGCAAGTGCGACCAATATGATCTTCAATTTTTCGTGAGTTTGGACAGATGACTACACATTCTGTGCATAGGTGAGTAGTAAGATTTAATATATTTTCGGCGGGTACTGCTTTAAGGGATTCATTTTTTTGGCAAACCTTACAAGTGCCACCTTCTTCTGAGCAAGTTTTTCCACAACTTCCACAAATAACACCTGGGAATAATCTTATTTGTTCTTGAATATATGCGTTACGGCCCATGTTTTTAATGGTCCGCTCAACATCAAATGGCGGTATAGTTAATGGGCTTTCATATGATGTCGGAGTGACCTTTGTTAAAGTCAGAGCAATATGCTCTTTGATAATTTTAACCTGTTTTTCGTCTAGTGTGGTTGCCCCCGAAAGCTCAAAAAACCCGTTTAGCCAATATACGAATGAGTTGAAATGCATGATTATTCTTCCTTTCGTATATTAAACAAGTTTATTTTCTTTTTGTACACATATTAATTAGAATCCAATTATTTTTTTATATAAAACTAATTAAGTGTTATGGAAAACGAACTAGAATATCTTGAAGAGGGCGAGAACTCTCCAACAAATCCTGCCTTGTGGTCTAGAGCAAAAGCTGCTGCAAGTAAAAAATTTACAAAACATTCTGCTTATAAGATGGCTTGGGCTTCAAGATGGTATAAAAGCAAAGGTGGCGGCTGGAGAAAAAAGAAGAAAGCTAATGAATCTTATGATCAACTCAAAGATATTATCAAAGAAGAAATCATGAAATTATGGAATCACTAGAAGAATCTATTAAAACTATCATCAAAGAGATGATTGAAGAAGATTTACGCAAATGGTTCAAGCAAAAATGGAAACGTGTAACCTCTTCTGGTAAGGTTGCTGGTGAATGTGGGACAAGCAAGAATAAATCAAATCCAGATCGTTGTCTTCCTGCCGCCAAAGCTTATTCATTGAGCAAAAAACAGCGTGCAGCTACCGCAAAGAAAAAGAAAACAAAGTCAAAAGGTGGCCGCAAACAATTTGTAGCAAATACAAAAAAAGCTAAAGTTTCGACTTAATTGATTTCAATCTCTTGACCAGTAAAAGGTTGTACCGTCCCATCCATAAAGATTTTCTCCCCATTTATCGTAGCTATGCACTTCTTGTACAATTTTGTACACTAAACTAGC